ATTCATCGTTTGAGGTAGCGCTGCTAAGCGCTGAAAAGGGGTAGATAGGCCGGATACACTCATATCTGCTTAATGAAGTTATTTTTAGGAATCTTATCGTTTAAGGCACGAGAGGCACATAGGACACGTTTACGCTGGCGATGGTGGCCGTTAGGGCGGAGGTGCCGTTCATCGCACCCGTCAGCACGATAGACGTTGTAGTGCCGTCGGCTGCCAGAGGCACATACGCCGACACAGACACATTTTGGAGAGCCACACCGACCGCCGGTACAACTGTCACATTAACAGCCGGGGTCGCCGTGCCGCCGGTAGGGGCGAGTGTGAGATTGAACCACTCCGCAGCAGTCGCCACGGCACTAAATGTAATCGCAAACTGCACGTGGGCCATGAAGTTCGTGTCGCCGACGGCAACATTTGCGCCGACGTCTCCTTGAACAAGGGCGCAGTTGGTGAATGTTAAGGCACCACCGGGCCCCGCAAGGGTCGCACTCTGGACCCCAGCCGGTTCCACCACACGGGGGCCGCTAGGAGCCAAAGGGACCCAAACGGCGGTCGCACTAGCGGTCCAATCTATCGCTGGGTCATCACCACCCAGAATTGCCGTAAGGGGAGCCGCAGATAAGGCCGTGGCACCGCCATCCATCACGTATGCACCGCCGTCAATAGCGGAAAACACGACATCGTTGAGGTAGTACTGCTTGGTAGCGTCCCAAATATTAGAGTTGTCCACTTCGTTACGGCGAAAAGACGCAGACTGAGAACCAGCAGTGCCGAGAACACCAAGGCGAGTTACGGGGTTCTTCAAACTCTCGAGCGAGGCCATTGTATATTAAATGCCGTGAAAAAAAAACTAAAGACTTCACATTAGCCGGGCGGAGAGGCTTTTACCCGCACCCGCCATCGGGCGACCCATCTCCTCCTTCCTCTCGGCGGGTTTTGCAGAGCCACTGCCACTTCCCGCTAAACCCATGCGATTCGCCAGAGCCATCATCTTCCCGCCTATCATACGGGCTAGGCCGGAACGAGTTCCAGCCGGGGCTAGAGGCGCGGCGATGATGTCTTGCTCCGACAGAACGCCCTTGATGATACGAGAAGAACCGCGAATGCTCTCAAAGAAGCCGGAGTTCGCTGTAATTACGAACAACTGGGGGTTCACGGGGAACGCAAAGGTGTTGCGAACACGCACATTGAACTGTAGCGTGAAGTTACCCACCAGCGAACACGCTTGGCCGGACTGGAGTGTGAGGTCCACGCCGGGCTTCAGCACAAGGAAGCCGCCCACCGTAGACACACGCTTACCGACGGCACCCGTAGGCACACGGGCAAGGCCGGACCACGTGGGCCAATCCACGTCTAGGCCGTTCTTTACGGCCATGTGGTATAACTGCTCCGGGGTCTGCGATGAGAGCAGACCGGAGAAGTTGTCAAAGTTAATTGACAACGGGTTCTGAGGACGCTCTCCATTCTGTCCGCAGTCGATAGGCAGATAAGACGAGCCAAACTGGGGCAGAGTGGGGTCATTTCCACGATTGGCCGCCACAGTCACCGGGTCAGCGAGAGCCTTGCAGTAAATGATGAGAAGGTCGGGAATCTGGGGCAGCGTGATAGTCTGGGAAGTAAGCTGCTCCGATGCACCAGCAGCCATCGCCGAGTTGAGGGGCTGTGTGATGTAGCGGGGAAACTCCATATAGGGAACCACGCTCTTAGGGGGTAGAGGAATATCCAGAGAGGGCGTGAGGAACTGCACGTTTAGGAAGGAGTTCTCAAAGGGTCCGTTGGTCCGGGAGACGTTATACGAAACCGGGGGCAGCCACGTCGTCGGAAGTAAACCGCCAGCATAGTAGAGTTTCTGTGCCGATCCTACCGTGCTGTTACGCAGACGCAGCGCACGGCCGGGTTCGCGCATGTTGCATACGAGCTGGATGTTGTTGATGCCGAAGAGGCCCGTGTCAGAGCCGTGGCTCTCAGCAAACACGAAAGGGGACAGCACCAGCTTCTCCGTAGTGCGGAAACGCAGATACACAAGGTAGAGGCCGTTCACGACACCAGCGTTGTCCGTGGATACCGGGACACCGTCCACATAGTTAATCACTTTGCCGTTCGCATCCGTGTAGGCGCCAGAGCCGGCCAGAGGCGCGCCCGCCGCAGTCGTGAAGGCCAAGTTCGCCCAAGTGCCGTTGGGCTGCTCGTGGTAGTCATGGGACATATTGGTATAGCCGGAGATGGGGTCGTTGGTCGCATTCAGCGCATCGGCGTTCTGCTGATACTTGTCCAACATCGTCGGGCAAGTGCGCTGGAGGCGATTCTGCTTGTAGTCCGTCAGACGCAGCACCTCAGTCAGCACGTCTTGGGAGTTAATTGTCACCGTGGTGTCGTTGATGGTCGCCGTCATCGTCGCACAGAGGGCGTTCAGCGGGAGAGCCGCCAGAGAGCCATCCACGCCCAGCTGCAGAAGAGGCTCCCCCACCGGGTACTGGCCACCGGCCGTGTCGTTCAGACGGACGGCCACTTGGAGGTAAACGGTAGAGGACCAGTCCAAATCACGGGCAACATATACGTTCTCAGAGGGAACATACACGTTATAGGTGTGCTGGGACTGGGACTGCGAAATCGCCGCAAAAGGTGCGTTAGTGAGGGACAGCGCCCCCTTCTCAACGGCATACTTCGGGCGGGTCTGCACGATGCGGTCATCAAACACTGCCAACTTCTCAATGTCAGCGCTCATTGTTATTATACTTAAGAAGCATAAAAAAAATGAGAGGATAACAACTTTTTAATTTAGGATCGGTAGTCCGTTTTGCGGAATAACATTTTAATATTAATATCGGAGCAATTGGCCGCCGTAAGGGGAATGAGATCCCCAGTTAGCCGGTATTTCCAGAAGACTTGGATATCTATATTGCGGATTTCTTCGTGGGAGGCGGTCATTGAAATCATTCTATATTCTGCTGTAGGCTCGTACTGGGTGAAATTGCGATAGCCCTCGGCTCCCTCTTGCTGCTGGTCAATAGAGAAGTCCGTAATGATAGGCTGGAAGGCACTCTGGGAGCCGCTTGAACCGCCGCCCAAATTACCCGCATTCAAATCCACATTTGCCGAATTGTACTCCTTCTTAACCGGGAGCATCGCCGAGGTGAATACAATAGCCGATACCGGCGACCACATCGCATCCGTAGAGCGGTAGTCTTGGACGACCCTCCAGTAGAGGTTCTGGCGGTCCGTCGGGATGAGGAAGTATGGGTTGTATACTGGAGGAGGGACCGCCGCGCTGCCTTGCAGTAGCGGGTTGTTATTGAGGATATTCGTATAGAGTTGATTTGTGAATAGGATTTCGTTGGAATAGAGCCACGGACCAATACCGGTGAATGTGTTTTGGTTTCCAAGGGTGATGGTATTCCCGCCGGGGAATACAAGAGTAGAGCCGCCTACAGCACCATAAAACATATTGGGAAAATTAGCAAAGAGGTTCATTAGCTCCGTATTGAAGAATAACCGGAGGTAGGGCTGGGCAGCACCAGTAGGAGGGTCGCCAGCAACATAAACCGGAGGCACAAAGGCCGGGATGCTTTGCTGTGTCCCCACAAAGGTATCGTATCGGGAAACGCTGCTGCCATATCCTACAAGGGGCCCGATGACATTGAAGGCCCTCGTGTCGCCGTAGATTTCAAAAAGTTTGGTGAATTCATTATACTTGATGAAAGGCACATCGTGGTCCAGAATGAAGAGATTGACACCATCTCGGATTGGATTGGGACTTAATGGTGGTGGCTCGTATGGTGAAGGCTGAGCCGTCGGAAGAGCCGCCCAAGCCGCTTGAAACGCAGCCCAAAGGGAGATGTAGGACTCATACAGTGCGTTATTTACAAGGGTTACGAAGTGGCTGTACGTATACACCCAGTAATACCGGGTAGAAAGGTCTTGCTTTACTATTCCGCCAGAGGGAGCTGCGGGGGGCGGAGCAATACTCGGATTTAGAATTTCCGGAATATACTGGATAGGAGTGCTTTGTGGAGCCAAAGTGATTAACGCAGTGGACGCTGCCCCAGCGTTATTCGTATAGTGCCAATTCCGCTGATAGGAGGTAGCAAGGTTGTAAATAGTCCGGTTTATGTCTATCTGTATGCCACTAACAGTACCATTAGTTGCAATGAGCGGAATGAATAGAGGCAGTTCACGGCCGGGGCCATTCATAGTAAATTTTATAATGGAGAAGTTATACAGCGACGCATCTCTGATAATAGGAGCATCACGAGTTTCGTTGAACTTCACCGGCTGAGGCGGCTGCGATATTGTAAGGTCAGCCGTCTTGGTGGAGGTCATCGTAGCGTTGTAGTATATCATC